TGTGTAGTAACGAGCATTCAAATAGAAATCTACTTGACCCTGTGCGCCATTACTGTATCGAGCAATGTATGGAGCAGCCGCTGCATCATAAGCATATGGTTCAGATCCTGACCATGGATTATCAGTTGCACCAACTGCCACAGTATCTGGCAAGCATGCTGGTGAGAATACGGCTTCTCTATTTGAGTTATTACCAACTGCGGCAATAACAGGAACATTTACTGACTTTAATGTTGCGATTGACTGCGCCATTCCAGCAGGAACTCTGCAATTACCCATCACAGCACCTTGTGCTAGTAATACTGCTGAGATGTTGTACTTCTCTCTGTTGGTAATAATCCAATTTAAAGCATTCTGTACATCATCTAAATTATAAAGACCAGCAACTCCTTTTGGAGTCATTCCAACAATTCTTATTGGAATAATCTTTGCTGATGGATTTACAGTCGTGACAATAGAGGCCATCTGTGTTCCGTGATTTAACATCTTGTCATTTGTAGGAGCAAGGTTTGCAGCCCCTGGACCTTCCATAATGCTCTGTTGATTTGGGCATCTAGGAAGATTGATTAGACAGACTTCATATGCAATTTTATTTGCAAATAAAGAAGTAGCAACACCGCTATCAATTATTGCAATTGTTGGTTCGCTGTTTGCTTTTGCAGGTGATATAAGTCCAGTTATTAAAACTAGAACAAGCATCATTATTTTTTTCATGTTATGAATGTATCCCTCCGTCCCATTCGGGACTCGTTTGTTCTCCGTGTTATTTCCCTCGAAACTAAAGTGATGTCTCGTTCTTGGTTATTCAACATCATCTCTAAGATCTTGCGATAAGCATATCTTTCTTCATGGGTATCTCCTAATTGGAGGATCTCTGGGTCAGTAGCAATCTGAGCCTTGGCTAAACTTACCGTTGAGCCTTTTGAGGCTGCGCCCATCTTAGTTATAAGTAACTTATTCTCAGCCAGGTCTAAGGCTCGTTGAGCCTCACGCTCACGTAATTGAGCCTGAACTAACTGAGATGCAATGTAATCAGCCCAGCCAGTCAGTGTGGTAAACATCACAGCCAAGTCTTCGCTGCTTAAGTCTGTTATATCTGGCGGAAGTATGGCTTGGTCATACTGTGGTTTAGGAAGAGCAAGCCCCTTCTTCATTAATACATCTATTTCGTTCATCAGTCTCCAATTAATGCACAGGACTTGCATCCTTTAGGATCAACATTACAGGCAGGTGAAACACCTGCATCAACTGCATCTATCACTTTCTGTGCAGCGTTAAATATTCTTTCTACAATATAGTAATCTGATTTTATAGTGAACTCTTTGTAATCTTGGTCTGCTTTTAACTCGTAAATAAATACGATTTCATTTGGAGCATCATCGCCAAATTGTCTTTTGGCTAACTCTAAATACATTTGTCCTTGAAGTAAATGAGTTCTAAATGGACGGCGAATATTTTTCCAAGCCTTTGTTAAATCTCCATCAGCATCATAAAGCAACTCTGGTGCTTCAAATCTAAGAGTGCCTGCGCCAATAGATTTAATTTCAACTAAACAATCATCCCCAATACCTTTAACCCAGCCATCGGCATGGCCGTGAATACGCAGTGGTTCATGGACAAGCGGTACCTCTTTGTAGTCGTGTGTATCTGTATCTACCTCTTTAGATAATTCCCAACCACTACCGTCTATACCTTCCCAATAGCCGTAAAGAACACCCATATCTGAAAGTCGATTTTGCCACTTAGCATGGATGTAATGGCCTTCATCAAAGATGTTTTGAAGACGAAGATTAGGTTTTTCTTTTTTGGCTTTACCACCATTTAATAAGTAATAGGCATACTTATGACACCAATCGGCTTTAATAATCTCAGAGGGATGCAGTACGTCTGTCCTTCTGTTTAACTCTGGCTGTCTCATTAGGTGACGTTCTATGTCTCCTATTAATCTAGTGTCTGCCTTTTTAGTATCAAGGAACTTTTGTAAGTCTGTCTTAAGAGTTGCCATTAGTATTCCTTGTCTGTACTGAAAATAAAATCTTTTAGGGACATTTTCTTTTTGTGTTTCTTTTGCCACGTTCGAGTCAATGCATTTCGTTCTCTGTGACTTAATCCTCCCCAGATTCCGTGTGGTTCATCTCTTTTGACGGCATCCCATAAACATTCGGCACGTACTGGACAATAATTTTTTCCTGTCTCACCAAGACAGAATGCTTTGGCCTGATTAGCAATTGTTTTGTATTGCTCTTTATCACGAGGAGGGTAAAAGATGTCGGTGTCTTGTCCTGAGCATCTTGCTTTGTATCTCCAGGCGTACTCTGGTTCGTCCATGTGTTAGGCATCCTTGACTTTCTCTAGCATTTCTATGAAGTCGTCTTCAAGAAGAACCACGTAATTCTCCCCGTCTAAATGGATACCAAGTACTGGAATTCTTCCATCTAAAATTGCCTCTCTTACTATTTTCTTTAAGACCGTAGACTTTATCGTAGTCTGTTTTTTACCAGTCCACTTATGTTCAATCAGCAGGTCGGCTGATCTTACATCGCCTTTACGTGACCAAAACGCACCAGAAGCAGCATTACGAGAACCGTTAACTTTTTTAGCAAGTCTCTTCTCATGCTTCTGAGATTGTTTTTGTCCTTCAGTCTTCAAGTTCTATCTTGCCGTTCTCGTAGCCTTCCAGCAAACGAGGAACAATATAGAAAAGTGTTTCACGCCAAAAACATGGAGAACAACCACAGAAAGGTTCTTTTGAAAGTGTTTCTGGAATCACGTATTCGTTTCCTTCCCAGAGTGCTTCAAAAAGCATATCGGTATAACTTTCAACACCTTTTTCTAAATCATGAGCCCATGCTTCATCATTAACTAAAAACTTTTTATTTTCAATCATTGTCAGAATCTCCAGCCATCGGTACATCGGAGGAACTAAGTACAACTTTTTGTAATTCTTCCTTGAGATCAATTTCGCCACGGATACTATCAATGACTGGTTCAATTCCTTGCCATTTTCTTTCTCCATAGTAATACCACCCACCCTTACGATCTATTATTCCTTTTACAACTGCTAATGCGGCTATCTCTTTTGCAAAATCATATTCTCCTGGTAAACAATGACCTCCATTTGCAAAATAAAAATCAAAATAAGCAACCCGTTGTGGTGGAGCCGTTTTGTTTTTTAACGTACGAACTTTTATTCTTTGTCCAATACGAACTTTATTTCCACTAGGTCCTATTTCAATCCATTCATCTCTACGAATTTCGCAACGAGTGAAGAAAGCATAGTTCTTTCCTTCTCCTCCTGGAGTTGTTCTTGGGTCGCCATGCATTACGCCTATTTTCATTCGGTATTGGTTAATGATTAATCCTAAAACAGGACGTTCATCTTCTACAAGACTTCTTTTAATTGCAGAACCAACTACTCTAAAAAACTTATTGGTAAGTAATGCACCTCTACCAACAGTCATTTCGTTCATATCTTTTTCCATTTCAGGTGCAGGAGAAAGTGCAGGCAGAGAGTCAATTACAATTGCGTCAACTGACTTAGACTCAGCAAACTCAATCACTGCTTGATAAGCCTCTTCCATAATATTTGTTTCAATAACAATAACTCTAGAGGTATCTACACCACACATTTCTGCATAATCTGGAACCCACTGTTCTGCTGCTACCCACACGGTAGTGTGATCAGGTTTTAATCTTTGATTTGCTGCAATTGTTTTAAGAGCAACTGCAGTTTTACCATGAGAAGGTTCACCTATTAATTCGTTCCATTGATTTCCTGGGAATCCTCCTCCGAGTACATAATCCAAAGTGGTTGAACCAGAAGTGATCCTAGGAACCAAATCACTCCTAATATCAGAAGCAATAACGACCACATTATTACCAAATTTTTTATTAAGTTGTGCAACAATTTTTTTGGCTTCATCATTCATTAATCAATCCTTCCAATTATTTGTTGTGGATTGTAATTATTTTGAGTGTCATTACCTAAAGAAGACTTTATATTTCCTTCTACTTTTGCACCAGTTAGTGAACCAAATTTACTTCCTGATTGTTGTAAAGGATACCCGCAGTCGTAACATCTAGGCGCTGCATTAGCAACTGACATATAATTATTAGAATTACAGTCAGGACAAGTTTGAATTTGTTTTGCGCTTTGGGCTTTAGTGTTTGATTGTTGTGGAACAGGTGGTTCAAACCTAGTCATCGGTTGTTGAGAAGGAGGCATTGGAACATTTTCAGTTCTTGGTTGTACAACCTGTGGTTGTGTTCCAAGTTGTTTAGCCCACCAATCTGAATTACTCATTTTGCTTCTCCCCACTTGTCTACTATTTTTACATCAGCAATTAACGGAACGATAATTGCAGGAATTTTTACGCCTTCCATTGATTCTCTAACGGCTTCGGCAACCGACTCTGCTAGATCTTCACGAGCAACTGTAACAAGTTCATCATGCACAGTCAAAATTACGTTGGCATCAGGTTCTGTTACTAAACAAGAATGTGCTCTAATAATTGCTAATTTCATTAAATCAGCAGCAGATCCTTGTATTACTGTGTTAAAGGCTTGTCTTTCAGCCCTTGCTCTTAAACCCATTTCTTTACTTTTTAAATCAGGCAAGTATCTTCTACGTCCATAAACTGTAGGAACATACGGAACTGGACTTTTTGATAACGCTTGTCTAATAATTCTTGCTTTGTATTTTGAAATATCATTAAATTTTTCAGTAAATCTACTTAATAAATTCTTTGCATCGTTAACTGTACAACCAATACTTGCTGCAATTTTATCAGGACCAACTCCGTAGGCTATGGAAAGAACAAGAACTTTTCCTGCTTTGCGGTCTACTCCCATGGTGTTGCCAATTGTTGTGTATATATCTTCTCCATCTAAATAATTTTTTACCATAATTGGATCTTTAGAAAAAGAAGCAATAATTCTAGGTTCAATTTGAGAATAATCAGCAACTATTAATTTATAACCAGGTGGAGCAACAAACAAGTTTCTAATTAACTTTCCGTATTCTCCAGAACCAGGAATGTTTTGTAAATTAGGATCGCTACTGGAAAATCTTCCCGTTTCTGCTCCATGTGCTTTAAAGTTTGTGTGAACTCTTCCGTTAATTAATAAACTTTTTTTATCAAATATTTTTTCTTTACCCATTGTTGTTCGTACTACTTCACCACCAAGATAAGGCATTACGTATGTTGTCATTAATTTATTTAAATCTTGATACTCAAGAATTGCATCTACTAATTCATCTTTAGATCTATAGAACTCAAGAGCATCTGAAGAAACAGAGTAGTGATGTATAGTTAAATTACTAGAGTCTGTTTCTGCAACGGCTTGTCCTCTTGCGGTAAGGGCTACCCGTACACGTAAATTTGGTTTAATACCACGACCTTCTGGTTTAGGAGAAAACAATAGTTCTTGTTTTTCTTTTACTGAATTCATTGCAAAAGGTTTTCCAGTTAACTTCCAAGCCTTAGCCTTTGCTAAATCAATATCTTTTTCAAGACTGGCTTTTAAAGAAGTTAATTCTTTTACATCAATTGTTGCACCAGTTAACTCCATATCACACAATGCTGGGATTAGATTCATTTCTAAATCCCAAACATCTCTTAAACCATTCTCTAGTTTTGGAGAAAAAGTCTTGTATAAATTCCAAGTTACTTCTGCATCTATTCCTGCATACTTAGCAACAACAGAGAAAGCGTGAACCTCAACTTCAGCGCCTACTCCTTTTTCTACTTTTAAACTTAACTCTCTTTCAGCACAAGCAGCAAGGTTTAAGGCTGTTCTATTTCTATTATCAATAATAAAGGCTGCCATTAAAGTATCAAAAAATGGTTTAGACGGAACAACCCCACGATAATATTTGGCAATTGATTTTAAATCAAACTTTACATTGTGTCCTATTTTTAACTTATCACTAAAAAATAAAGGTTTTAATGCTTGGAATACTTCTCCAGGAAGTAATTGTTCTGGTGGTAAATCAAAAATTGGTTTCCATTTTGTTTTATTTTTAGAATAATCTGCATCTGTTAATAACTTACCAGCAACTGCCTTGCGTTGACCACTTAACAAAAGTTCTTTATCCCAATTTAAAAATTCTCCATTTGGATGACCCATTGGAATAACATCTGTTCTTCCTTCTGTGGCTAAAGATATCCATAACACATCGTTTACTACTGGTTGAATTCTATTTTCGCCAACAGTCTCAACGTCAAATGCAAATGCATTTACGGATGAGTAATAGTTAACAAGATCATTTAATTGTTCTTTGGTTGTAATAATATTCATAATTTTCCCTCACTAATAAGTTGAGTGGGGGAGCCTGAAAACGGAAATAAACAGGCTCCACCACATTGGAATCTTGGTTAAACCAAGGAGCGAGCAATCTTTAGCATTTCGGAGCGAGGGGTCTCTCGAATTACTTCTGCTGTATACGGAACAGCCCGTGCTACTAACTCTTGAACCTCATCGAGGTTCAACTTCCATTCCTCTGCAAGGTCACGACCACGAACAAACTCCATAGTGTAGTTAGTTGTAGGTCCTGTTCCCATGCGAGAAATCTCCCAGAACTCTTTTGACAGAGGTCCTTTGCGCTCATCTTCATGAGACTTCTTTATTAAACGTGCAAGTGTTGGTGGGGCGGTGAGAATCTGTACACCCTGTGCTTCACCAGTTAAAACAAGAACGTTGAATGCAAAACGTGAACGTGGTTTACTTCCAAGAATGTCAGTAAACGGATCGTTCTCTGCTAAGGCAACAAAAGATTTTTTGCCTGTTGGACGTTCAATCCAATGTTGTTCATAGACACGGAATGGTCCGTCTTCTAAAAACTTTATTAGTTGTGGTTGTTCAGAGAAACGAAACTCTGTTGGAAAATCTCCAGAAGTCTCAGTTAAAAGAGCCTCTGCTGCTTCCCAACCTTGTTGAACTGTAGTACCGATTTTTGGTTCTGCAGTTTCGCTATCTTCATCTAGATAATTTGCAGGACTTGTTGCAACTTCATCTGTTGGTTTGGTTATTGGCATTTATTTCTTCTTTCGGTAATGAGGCACGGAGTATTTTGTATCTCTGTACAAATTTAATACCTACTGGCTCTCGGTGGATGTGATTTCTTTCCAGCGACTAACTAAAGCCTCTGTCAAGTCATCTTGGTTAGCCCACTCTACACGAGCAGACCCTAGTAAGCCACGTTTTGAAAACTCTTCAATAACGGACTCAATCAAGGCCCTGGTGTATACCCTATTACCACCAATCTTTTCTCCTTTTAGAGTTTTAGATCGCAGTCTGTAAGGTGCACGAGGTATGTAGCCTTTTCTTTCCCATAAGCGGACAGTAACAATAGTCTTTTCCAATGCTAGTGCTAATGCACCGATTGTAAATACCTCTGTTTCTTTTCCACCTAATGTTTTAATAATTGGGTTTGCATCCCAACCATTACTCTCTCCGTTTTTACGGCGAGAAACTTTTGGATCTTCTTCACGACGTTTTCTTTTAGAACCTGGTATGTATTCTAAGTCAGCAAACGCTTCTAGAATCTCATCTTCTCCACGTAATCCAGCCATGATTACTTCTTGTTTAAAACCAATGCCCAAATAATTTTTTGTGGGTACATTAAGTCAACTTCTTCCTCAGTTAACTTCCCCTCATACAAGGCAGCCATCAAAGCATCCTCGTCAATAACTTGAATAGTTTTATACAACTCAGTTTCAAGACCTTTGGACACAATTAAATTATCAGCCATTTGTGGGTCAATTTTACGAGACACTCTTTTTTGTTTTTGTAACATGGTTACACCATCTATTTCAGTAGATAGTTCAACAAACAAGTTTCCACTGCCATCTAGTTCACCATTAGCATCTATGTCTTCAAATAATTTTTCTCTTAAAGATTTTATTTCTGACTCAAAATACTCAACTTGTTTTTTAAAAAATATGTACTGTTTAGCCTGCGCTTCAAGATCGTCTACTGCGGGAACTCTAGGTTCTTCTTCTTTTATTCTAGCCATGTTAACCCCCTCAAGGTCTCTGTTGTTGTAGGAAACTTATCAGACTTCCAACGGTTAGGTCAATTCCTCCCTTAGAATTGATTCCTGTTCCATCCATTACTGCATCTGCTACTGCGTTTTTTTGTTGAAGCATCTCAAACTGTCGTTCTTCAATAGAGTTCAAAACAATAATATCTTGAATAATTATGCTTGGCCACCTACTAGATGCTCGTTTAATGCGTCCATTTCTTTGCACGGCTAAACCTGCGGACCAAGGCAGATCATAATTTATTAATAAATTTGCAATAGGTAAATCTACACCGTAGCCACCTGCATCTGATGAAATAAACACACGACAATTTGGGTCTGTAAGAAACTTTTCTTTACTTGCTTCTTTTTCTTTTGCATTCATACTTCCTGTGTATATGGTTCCACCAGTAATTTCTTGAATTCTAGAGAGCATACCAACCCAAGACGTAAATATAACTACCTTTGCTTCTGGATCAGTTTCTAAATGATCAGACACATAATTTTTTAATATATCTAATT